ACGAGGGAACGAGTTGTACCGTTCCACTACAAGAGTCGGGGGTCCCGTATTTGTGTGTCTTGGACACACCTGGTGCACATGAGCCACCAGCCCAGCAGGCAAGAGCGCTTGCTGAGGGAAGAGCGAAAGGTCTCATCAGGGGACTGTGTCTGGTTTTGAACCATCACAACTGTCCGAATGAAGCTATGGAAAGCTTCAAGACCCAGGCAATGAACTATCTCAGTCATGATGACGAGAAAGTCTTCTTCAAAAGAGCAAAGTACCTTACTGTTGCTCCTATGGCGAAATACTTGCGGTGTGAGGCACCCAAGGTTCCCGACAAGGCATGGTTGCCCGTCGGCCACTTTGGTAAGTGGGCCTTGACACGTTTGAAATGCTTCAACAGGAAGAACACCCACTTGTGGTATTCTTGGCTGCAATCTAAGAGATCAGCACTCCCGCTCACGGATGAATTGGTGTTAACCACATACCATGAACATAGAGCGGCGATGGAGGTCGAGGACCCTATCACTGAAGCACGACATACGAGTGTCATGAAGGAGTTGACGCCGGTTTTGAAAGTTATCCGGAAACTTCTTCGGCGAGTCCTCTGGACAGCCGGCCGCGGTGATGATTGGATCACACCTGCGGAGACTCATACAGTCGCGTCAACAAAGGCGTCGTATGAGAAATCCCGGGCGAACGGAGGTTCGCTCGGTGCACTCATGAGGCATTGTCCCTCGCTGATTGAGTGCAACCCACTTAATCCAGTTGGTTCACGGAGAGATCCTGAACTAATTCGGATGACATTCTATCCAAGAGTAGTCATAAGTGGGCGTGTCCAACTCAACGTCGTCATTGAGGAGTACGGTTACCCTAACGGGGAAACTCAATGGTACGAGAGCGTCCGCCGTCAATGCGTGAAGTATGCTGAGAAGCAGCTTCGATGTAAGGCAACTATTCAAGCGGTTTTGGAACCCTTGAAGGTCCGCGTCATTTCGAAAGGAAACGCGGCTCCGTATTACGCTAGCAAGAGGCTTCAGAAAGCTTTGCACGGTGTTCTACGAGAGATGGACTGTTTTCGTCTCATCGGTGCGCCTTTGAAGGCCACCGATTTGATGGACGTTGCTCGCAATCCTGCGCGAGTTGGCACGGGTCGACTTGAGTGGTTCTCAATCGATTACTCCGCGGCAACCGACCGATTGTCGGCGAGGTTGTCAGCCTCAATCCTCAACTACCTTGTTGAGGGACAGGACCCTGGACTCCAGAACTTGTGGCGAGCCGTTCTGGCCCCGCACCATTGTGAGTATCCTAAGCCATTCGACTCTGAAGTCCACCCAGTGGAACAGAGGAACGGACAGCTCATGGGATCGATCCTATCGTTTCCCGTGTTGTGCATCGCGAATCTCGGCCTCTACCTTGAGGTCCTGAAGGACGACACGCGACCCTTGCGTGAAAAGTTGCAAGGGGTTTTGGTTAATGGCGATGACATGCTTTATGTCGCCCCAAAATCTCTCTGGGAGACCCACATCCAGGTTGGCAAAGACGTCGGTCTTGCCATGAGTCCCGGGAAGGCGTACCACCATCCTGTCTACGCCAACGCCAATTCGGCGTGCTACCACTTTGATCTCGATCGGTTCGGAAGAACTAAGAGATGGGTAGGTGAGGACAAGGTCACGTTCACGACGTGGCCTCCAGAGTGTACGAGAAATGGCTCGACACCCTTCAGTATTCCGTTTTTGAATACTGGCCTCTACTTTGGACAGAACAAAGTACTTGGAGGTGACGACGTAGATGTCGAGAAGACCTACGTTTCTGTCATCCCGAGACTACTCGATGGAGCACTTCCAGGAAGGGCGTGTGATGTCCTAGCCGGTTACCTCAAACGGCATGGACACGCCATCGAGCAGGAAACCTATGGAAGGAACCTGTTCTTGCCAATTAGCCTCGGCGGTTTTGGCATCTCCCCCCCTGAGGGTTGGAAGAGTTTGCATATTACATTGGCGCAACGTGTGTTGGCCCGAAGATGCATTGAGGAGAATGACTTCTCTACTCAGTCCCAACAACCCTTGGAGGAGTGTCACCTACGTGGTACACTTCCGGAGGCACCGCAGCCTTTGCGGGCGCCCTGGCTGGCGGGCATCACCTTGGTTGGTGAAGATTTGCGCCCTGAGCGGGATCAAGCGCGGCCTGGACAGAACATTTTGAATGCTGTCCGGCGTTCCGTTGCACGAGGTGTGCAAGGGATGAAAGGAGGTATCATGCTATTTGGTAGGTACCAACGAATCTGTAGCGACAGATCATTGCAATTTCCATTGCTCCTTTCCTGCGTGAGGAGGCGAGACGTACATCACGTTCATCGCCCACCAACCCCAGATGTTTTCCGGATCAAAACGGAGAGAGATTGGCGGCAGCTCATCGTTGACGAGGCTGCTCACGAACAGAGTGCGGAAGCTGTTCAGCACCGCAATCCTTGGATCGAGATCGGAAGATCACTCGATAGGATGCTTGAGTGGGATGAGTATCAAGGTGAGGACTCACTCAGTCTCTGTTTGGCAAAGTCCGTGTTGGATTGGACACGGGTCGGACCGCTTTGTTGACGGTCTGATGCGTCCCGGAAAGACGTAAAACTTGTCCGGGCAGTGTAGATGCGCTCACCAAAGGACTACATTGTTTGGGGTCATGGAACATAGACTCTCCAAAACGGTTCGCGGACGGGTCGCCCGCGCGGTAAAATGCCGTACTAAGGGTCATCTTACGGATGGCTCGGAAATTGTCGAGAGACTGCACGGATTGGGGGATTGGCACGTGGTCCAACCCTATTCCATGATGAACAGTCCGCTGTGTGTAGCAGTGGATCCCATATTACTACACAGTACTTGAACGATGGATCGCAAGAACTCCAACACCAAGGCCAAGGCAACGGCCAAAGGAAAGAATCCCGCCAACAACACCACCCAACAGCAGAAGAAGAAGAAGTCGCGTGGGCCCAAGCAACCGAAGGGTATTGGTCCCCGTCCTCTCTTCCTCAACTCTCCCCAACTCGGGGCAGGAATCTCGTGTGGATTCCGGTTCCGGAAAGGAACCCTTCCGACCTCCCTCATTGTCGAAGGTCGGGATCTGACGGCGACTGCAATGTCTGCTGCGTCAGCCACGCCGGCTACGTTTGTCCGGTCTTTGCTACCGATTTCCGTCGATGCAAATGTGACTCCACTGTGCACAAGGTGGGGTCTGTGGGGGAACCTCTTCCAAAAGTGGCGCGTGAGGAGACTCCGCGCAACTTTGGTCGCGAACATGGCGACCACTACCGTCGGCAACAATTACGCTGCGTTCTTCGTGGAAGACAATGCGACTCCTGCTGCGACGGCAGCTGCCATCATGGCATTGGAAGGAAGCGTTATGGGGAACGCTTATTCGCAGATTGAGACTGTGTTTGACACAGGGGCTCAGTCTCTGGTTTGGATGGAGACCACGGCATCGGCCGAGTCTCCCGCAAGTCAACAGGAAGCGAGCCCAGGTACCCTCATGCTGGGTTCGGACGGCTACTCCTCGGCATTGGTGCCCGGAAAGGTCGTCATTGACTACGAACTGGAGTTCTGCGACCCGCGTTGAGCGGGTGGGACAGCTGGCACGGCTGTATACAAGTTAGTGCACCGGGATGGTCCCCGGGAATAAAATTCTGACCCCACGCCAAGCAGCCTAGACCACTGTGCGGTGATGGGAGAGTCCATACTCGTAACCTGATGGAGGTAGTTGCTACCTGACAGCAACTTGAACGGCGGGTACCCAAGAGAGTGGTACTGCCCTTTGCCTACTAAGAGGGTAGGTGGCGCGACATAATCGGTCGGGGTGAGCTAGATATGGTTCATCTATTCCCGAATGGTTGATCACGAAAGAGGGTTCACTACAGAATAAAATCTGTTCAGGTGACTTGGAGCCGGTAATCTGACCGGACCTCGAAAGTGTGAAACCGCGCCGCGGAGTTGGAAGATTTGATCACTTCCCACAATATCCAAATCATGGGTGTGAGGCGACTGATCATCGCCAGACGTAAAGTCGACACTTTGCCGTCCTCGACTCTCTCCC